CTCAAACTTGGCAAACTTAGGCTCCTCCGACCGGCCCATAAACTGGGGGTGGAAAACCGTGCAATAGATGCCCTCAGAGTTGTCCTCCTCGGATACGAGCCGCTGATAGCAGTAAATAATCTCGTAGAGTTCGTTAGTCTGCTCTTGGGCCGACCGATTGGAGGACGTATTGGTGCGGGGATCCGTGATGTCCACCGACGTGGCGTAGTTTTCCACCACAAAATCCACCCAGTCCTTGTCCCAACCCTCCGTCGCGGCCTTGTTCTTCAGTTCCTGGGCCGTCATCAGCACCCGCCAGAAGCAATAGGGGGCCTTCTGGGGATCGGTGGTGTAGGAGGGGAAGAAAACGTCCCCATCGGGAGCCAACGCACACACCTTGGGGGCATTAACCGTCTGCCGGACGATGGGAAGCTCGGCTTTCCCGTCCTTGCGGAGCTGTTTAATGGCCTTCGTAGCCCGACTCTGGTTAACTCCCTTAAACTGCTGTTGGAGAAGGGCGGCGATGGCCTTGTCGTCGTTCCCCTCAACGATCATTCGGGCCAAATCGGGGCTCAGTTGGGCAATTTGGTTGAGGTCGAGCTGCTGAAGGAACGTCCGGTCCTCCTTTTGCCAGCCGACATAGCTCACCATCATCCCCCGCTCAAAGAGGTAGTTGGACCCCAGCTCCATCTGCCGGCGGAAATCCTTGATGTACGTGCTCACCATCCACTTCAGGAAGGCGGACGTGACCCGCGAACGCTGCAAATCCCCCACTTCTACGGGGTAGGCCCGGATGTTCGCCCGCGAGAGGGACGAGATACAGAGCGCAACGTAAGTATTGATGCGCTCGTTAATGAGGGGGACTTCCGTATCCGACGCGCCCTCAAAAGGGAAAGCGTCCGCTCCGTGCTTTCGGAGGTCCTTGCTCTTCCCGGGCCAGATGCATCGCCTGTAGTCGAAGGAGTCACGGGTGGACTCAAGATACCAGCTCAGGTCGTTTACGGTCCGGTCGTAGGCGTTCTTCAGCGTCAGGACGTCGGGTTCCTTCTGCACGAAGGTGAGGGCTTCCATTCTATCGGTGTTCATTGATTTTGCGCCGGATCGACTGGATGACTGAGTAAGAGTAATTCTTGTTGGCCGCTATCTTTTCAGACAGGTCCTGGGGGGATAGAGGTTGGTAGCGGGCGGTTAGGGTGCGAGTAAGAATCTCAAAGCCAAGAAGGCGATCAGTTTGCTCGGCCTGCCACTCCGGGTCCAATGACTTGTCATTTGGCGAGTGCATCGTGCCGATAGGTGATCCCCCCGTTGGCGTCTTCGATTAGGTCAACATAGATGTGCTTGCCGATAAGCCTATCACACGTCGAGGGTTTGACGACGGCGAGGAAGCGTCCGTCCTTCCCGTGTTGCACGCAGTAGACATAGCGGGGATTGGGTGCGCGGCCTACCACCTTCACCTGGATGCGCTTGGGCACAGCCAGAGGCACCTGCACCGCGAGCCTAATCTTCGCCGCACCCTCGTCGGTGAAGTAGCGTTGGTTCTTCACCATCAGGTGGTCTTCGGGCGCGAGACGCTGGTCCCGCAGCTTAGCCAACTGGAAATTGCTAATCTTGAGTTCCTTAGCCAGTTCAATGAAGGGAATCATCAGTAGTAGGTTTTTGGCTTCGTAATCTTGAGGGCCTTGGGGTCCAGATAGGAGATGCCGTCAATGGCGGCGTAACGCAGGACGTCCACGGGGTCCTTCCAAGCTTCATCTAGCCCCCCGTCTCCCGTGTATTCCTGAAGCGCCTGAATTAGGTTTTCACACCTATCCGAGACGTAGAAGTGGGGCCGGTTGAGACTATCCACCGGGAGCTTACGGTTGTAGCTCATCTTACTTTGCAGAGCCTGTAAGCCATCCTCGATGTCCAGACCTGGAGCCGGGTTGAACGTAAGCCCCGCATCGGACAAGTCCTCGATGATGGACGACGCCCCGTGGGAGGTCTGGTACTTCGCCGCACCTAGCCGAGGATCAATGAGACGGTCCGTCACCGTTACCCCGTGCTCGGCCTCAATTTGACCAATGAGGTCAACATAGTCCCGGATGCCAAAGCCTAGTCCCTTAGCTCCTTCTCCCCCAATCCACTTCCCGCCGTGCCATTTGGCCCACTCCCCGACATTAACATCCGGCCACTCCCGATAGACAAACCACGTCCCAGACGGGTCTACGGCTATCCAGCACATAAACCAGTTCTTCCGTCCTGCGGGGTCCAAGACCATAAAGTGGGTCTTGTTCTTCAGGTCGATGGACTCGTGCTTTACCACATTAAGCTCCCGGCTGAAGTTGGGGAACTTCGTGCTCATCGACTTAGTCGGAATCCCGTACGCACGGGTGAGCACCTCCTCCTCCGGTCGCCCGCTTAGGTCTTTGGCGATACGCTCGTAACCACCGAAAGGGTTGTCCCGGCTGTGAAAGTAGATGATGGATGCATCTCTGTTTCGGGACTTCTGTATGTACGGGACGTTCCGCCCGTTGAGTAGCTCGGCGGGCTTGGTGCGTAGGTTGGACGCTCCTTGGAGGTAGTCTCTAACCACCTCTGTGTAGCCATCAATAGGCGTAAAAGTAACCAGCAGTTTAGCATTACGAGTAGCCAACCGAAAACGAAGGGTGGCGAGAAGCTCCGGGCCGATGAGATACTCATCACACCAAGCGCCAATGTTAAGCCAGTTGGGACCACGACATCCCAGCTCCGCGCCTTCCAGAATCGTGTCGTTGTTGAGAAACTGGGCATAGGTCTTGAAGATGATTGAACTCTTACTCCCCGGTAGGATGAGACTGCTCTTAGAGAATCCGTTCTTCCGGGTGTAGGAGACGTTCTCCTCTGTACCCAAAACCTTCACTCTGAACTCTTCAGGTAGTGCGTCGTAGACGGCAGACTGCTGCTGACGGATGGACACGTCGGCATTCTGGGCGAAGCACATTATGACCGACTGGGGGTTCTCCACGGCGGCTTTGACGACGGCGTGCGCGGCCCAGGTGGTTTTGCCTGAATTTTTCTGCAAAACGCTGCCAATGAAGTAATTCCCAGTAGAAGGGACGGTAAAGTCCCACACTACGTCTGAACGTTTATGATAAACCTTGACGACTCTGCATTCGTCATTAAGGGTGAGCAACGATGAAACCACCCTTGAAATCCCTGATTGAAGATCAAGAACTGCGCGAGCGCATCGGCCAACAGCAGACCTTGCAGTCCATTTCGGACGCGCTTGCTGCTCGGTCTGGCGTTCGCTTTTCGACTGCTGCCATTTCCAAACGGTGTAAGGCAATCGGACTGCAACTACCGCGATCCGGGCCAAGAAGCGGTTCGCTGCATAAGGGCTGGAAAGGTGGGCTGCTTCTGAATAAAGATGGCTACCTTGAGCGTTATGCGCCCGACCATCCTCATCGCAAAAAACATACTCCTTACGTCTTAGAACATCGGCTTGTCCTTGAGGCACATCTTGGACGTCACCTACTGCCAACCGAAGTTGTTCATCATAAAAACGGGAACAAGACGGATAACCGGATAGAAAATCTTGAACTGTTTGAGTCCAACGCAAGGCATCTAGCCGAGACTCTGAAAGGTAAGATACCCAACTGGACGGAAGAAGGCGTCCGACGAATGCGCGCAGCCGACCGGAAAAAGCGTCCAGGGACTTACGTTTATTCTCCTGAAGAACGAGAACGCCGCCGAGCCCTAACGACTGTACGGAACGCCATCCGCCGACGCTTAGGACTCGATGCTGTGCCGAGCAAAGAAATTCTTCCCCGTTGCTTAGAACAACTCGGAACAGATTATCAGGTGCTTTTTGAAAAGGCACTTCGGCGCGAGCCACTATTCTGCGACTAGTCTGAAAGTCCCACGCTTCAACGTGGAAAGGCTCCGTGATCTGATCGACGCGGAGCTTCTTCTTTTGTACGGGGTCGTAGATTTCCTGCTCCCCAGCCAGACAGCGATTGCCGCCACTCACCAAGATTTCGGAACTAGTAGCCAACAGTTCCTCGGCATCCTTCCAGTGAGGAAGCTTCCACCCATACCTATACGGATCGCGGCGGCTATTGGCGATGGCCGAGTGATAAAGCTCGTGGAGCTTCAGAACCTCCTCTGGCTCCATCCGCGCCACCTCCTCATCCGTAGGCGGACTAACAATCTCGTGCTTTTCCCAGACTAGGCTCATTTCCGCCGCCAGAGCGCGTAGGGATGGGAGGACATTCCTGGGGTTAGCTCCTCCACCAAGTCATACTTCTCCTCTAGGAGGGGACGGAAGGAGGGCTGGCCGGCTTGATGGCAGAGATAGGCATTCCCGTTCTCAAGCTGTCCGTGGCTCACCGTGAACAGATAGGGCACCTTCAACTCGGCTAGAATTTCTAGCCAAGCAGCGATGGAGACAAACGAACACTCGTTCCAGCTATGGATGTTCACCGCCACCTCACATTTGGGATGGGTGGACAGAAGCTCCTCCGGGCTCAGAACGTGGACGTTCCCACTATGTACGTAGCAATCGACGTGCTGCCGGCAGACGTTCCGGCTCACCTCCACCCCATCCGTACACCAGTAGTCCTTGACGTAAGGGGCCGCGCTCACCGCCAACCGTCCATACCCCGCGCCAATGTCTAGGACGTTATGTCCCAACAGCCCGTGCTTGTTGAGGAACCACAACTCCGTATTGGCATCCAGCCATTGTCTGGTTAGTGGTCCAAACGTCCGGGTGTTCACAAACCTAGCCCCGTGGCTCACATCCCGCACCCGTCCAAACCGATCAAAGGCTGGAATGTCCCAACGCCCAATCCAATCGGCCACTTGGTCAAACTCCTCCGGCTTTTGGCTGTCCTGTTCCACAAAGACGGGGCTCTTGGCATATTGATCGCCGGCCAAGCTCACCGTCTCCTGCCACTTGTCCCACATCGCTAGGTTCTTAACTCCCGCTATCAGATGGTTCATTGCTCCGGCTTTCCTGCTTTGAAGTGGCTAAGGATGAAGCCCTGCGGCGACTCTGGGCTCGCGCCATCCTTGCGCGCCGCCTTAACCAGAGACACCAAGAAGTTGGTTAGCTGCTCAGGAGGTAGAGCCTGCATAACCTCAATGGCCCCATTGAAGTCGTAGTCTAGGCCACCGATAAACTTGATGGTTCCGGTATTAACAAACAGGCTATCAACTGCGTGTTTCAGTTCCTTATTCAGTTTCATTGGTTACGTCCTTCGTTAGTATTTCCACAGCTCCAAGTTTTAGCTTCTCCCTAGCCTCTTGGATGGCCTTCATCGCATCCTCCAAGGAAGGCGCGGCGCTCTTGTGCTCAACGGTCACTTTGTTCTCGCCCATCACAGCCAGATACTTGTCGATACTGATACCCCAAGGAATAGCCAAGTCGCGGATGTTTGTACGGGCAAGCTGCTCAGGGTCCTCAGCCAACATCCTCATCTTCTCCTTTTGGAGCAACCGTAGACCTTCAGCCACCTCTAGGGCATCCTCGGCCAACACAGCCCGCCGCTCATCCAACAAAACCTTATGCCGGGCCTTCAACCTAGCCACCGTGTCCCACTGAAGCCCCAACTCCTTCTGGATGGTCCTAAAGCTCTCCCCATCCGCCAACATCTCCAAAGCCCGCGTCGCCTTCCCCGGGTCCGTCCTTTCTAAGAAGTTGCCGGTACGATCTCCCACCTCCGCCACCGCCTTAGCCATCTTACTCATCTGCCGCTTCGTCGCCATAGCTTATTAACGCCAGACGCCCTTTCCTTTAACAAGCTTAAACGTATTAAGCGAACGGCGGCCCTTTAAGGGGATTTTTTAAAAACGGATGTCTGGATATGGGCTAGTGCTCAGAATGGCTGTAGGGCGTTTCTGGGGCCTGTTGCAGGGATTTTTTAAGGGGTGGGTTTATCAATCCCGATCTTCCTCCAACTCCCAGCGTCGACCCCCTCCCCCCCCTCCCAAACGGTGGTAGTCACAATTGGGATGGGGAATATACCCTAGGGATAGGGTGAATACCTGGTCACAATTGGGAGGTGTACAGACAGACACGCGAGGACGGGCCTTAAGGGGGTGATGGGTTGCAGCCCTACCTTGCAGCCCTACCGGAAGCACCGTGTCTCCTTTGTTCCACGTGGAACAGTCCCGGAGGCTTTGAAGGGGTT